TCCGAAATGTGAGTAGATGTCGTAACTAGAGCACCAACGTTAGCTGTACCCCTCACATCAAAAGTGTTTGAAGTGGCGGTAGTACCAACTCCAATATGTGAAGTCGCAAACACATTTGTTGAATGTACATTGGCCTCAACACCAAGACCACCCGTTGTAACAATTATAGCACCTGTATCTTTGGAGGTAGAATGGGTTGTATCTGTTACTGTGACACTTCCAGATGACATATCCGCCGCAAAAATAGTTTGACCAACACCAAGACCACCAACAACTTGTAAGGCACCTTGGTTCGTAGCACCAGCATTTGTATTATCCCAAACCTTTGTAACACCACCAACATTCAACTTTTCTTGGGTACTTATACCACCAGCAACCTTGAGGGCACCTGTGGTTGTAGTTGTAGATGTAGTAGTATCCGAAATGTGAGTAGATGTCGTAACTAGAGCACCAACGTTAGCTGTACCCCTCACATCAAAAGTGTTTGAAGTGGCGGTAGTACCAACTCCAATATGTGAAGTCGCAAACACATTTGTTGAATGTATATTGGCCTCAACACCGATGCCACCCGTTGTAACAATTATAGCACCTGTATCTTTGGAGGTAGAATGGGTTGTATCTGTTACTGTGACACTATCAGCCTCTACATTCTCAAGATTAGCGTCCGTTGCATGAATGTCGCCAGTTACACCTACACCACCAACAACTATAAGAGCAGCTACAGTTTTAGAAGCCGCATTTGTATTATCCCAAACCTTTGTAACACCACCAACATTTAACTTTTCTTGGGTACTTATACCACCAGCAACCTTGAGGGCACCTGTGGTTGTAGTTGTAGATGTAGTAGTATCCGAAATGTGAGTAGATGTCGTAACTAGAGCACCAACGTTAGCTGTACCACGAATGTCTAAAACGTTTGAAGTGGCGGTAGTACCAACTCCAATATGGGAAGTCGCAAATAAGTTTGTTGTATGAATGTTAGATTCAACACCCACACCACCCGTTGTAACAATTATAGCACCCGTATCTTTAGAAGTAGAATGGGTTGTATCAGTTACTGTGACACTATCAGCCTCCACATTCTCAAGATTGGCATCAGTTGCATAAATGTCTCCCGATATACCTACACCACCAGTCACTTGGAGGGCACCCGTCGTCTTTGAAGTGGCTGCAGCTATACCAGTAATGAGGACATTTGAGGCAGTAGATATATTTGAAGTAATATGGGCATTACCTGTCACATACAGTTTTGAGTCTGGAACATCGTCATTCTCCCCATCCCCAATTCCAATACCTAGACCACCATCAACAATATACACATTCCCGTATTGAACTGTCACTGTGTTTTGAGTGATAAGGTGACCCCACACATTTGCCGTAATATGATCTGTACCAGTCCATTCCACTTGATCAGCTGAGTATCCCGCATCTGTGTAACCTATCGAAAAGTGGTCATGAGGACTAGTGTGGTGACCAATGAATATATTCTTACCGGGGTGTTCCATGAGAATACCAATATCCAATGTAGTGGATGAGTTAGTATTGGCTATGTCAATAATACGATCATTAATTATCAAATCATTTGATGTAATCGCAAATGAATTACCTAACACAGAGATATTACCGGTGATTTCTACATTCCCAGAGATTGAGATATTACCCTCAGTATCTTGAGTAATGATAGAATTAATTAATTTTTTAGCTGCATCTGTAAAGGGTATGGTACCCGTTGAGAGGTTTACCGCTTTAACGCTATCCAGAGTTGTATCTGCCGCGTGGAGAGCACCTTGTATACCGGTGCCACCCTTTACCTGGAGGGCACCAGAAGTTTTGGAGGAAGCTGCTGTAGAGTCCGAAATATGAGTAGACGTAGATACCAGAGCACCCACGTTTGCTGTACCCCTGACATCAAAAGTGTTAGAAGTTGCAGAAGTACCCACAGCGATGTGGGAAGCCGCGAATACATTCGTGGAGTGAATGTTAGCCTCAACACCAAGACCACCTTGTGTTACAATGAGGGCACCTGTATCTTTAGAGGTAGAGTGAGTTGCATCTGTAACTGTGATACTATCTGCCTCAACATCCTCGAGATTGGCATGGGTAGCATATAGATCTCCTTGAATACCTACACCCCCGGTCACCTGGAGGGCACCAGTGGTTTTAGAAGAGGTAACGGCATCTCCGGTAATAAGAACATTAGAAGCTGTGCTAATGTTTGAAGTTACGTGAACATTACCCACGATATCGAGGGTAGCTTTTGGTGTTATTGTACCAAGACCAAGTCGGTTAGTTCCCGCGTCCACGTGAAGGGTGGTAGAATCAACCGTGACATTTCCCGTGACACTCAGATCAGTGTGGGTTATTATATTTCCGATAACTTCCAGATCCTTGTCTGCATATACATTTCCGGTGACAGTGAGTTCTTTTGTAATGTCAACATTTGTAGAAACATAAACATTTCCAGTGACAAGTAGATCTTGATGAGCGTAAATATTAGCATCCACGTGGGTTAGACCATACACATGAACATTAATGTCTTCATCAGTTTTTGGTGTAAATGTCTTATCAGTTGGCTTTGATTCGGTATAAGCAATTGTAAATTCATCCGTACCCTCTCTGTACCCTATGACCACATTTGACAATGCATCTGGTCTATGCATGAGAATACCCAAATCAAGTGTTGTATCACTCGATGTGTTATTTCTCCCTATTTCTATGATTGCATCTCCAATTGAAAGATTTTTTGTATCAACCACTGTTGTGCCACCATTTACACGAAGATTTCCGTCAACAACGAGGTTATCTAAAATAGCGACATTACCCGAAACAACGAGGACATTTGAACCAAACTCATCTACGTAGAGGTTTGAACCAACACTCAATGTATGTTGGGGATTTAAGTTTGAAATACCAATGTTCGAGTCTGTAACGAAACCAACGTTATTATTTAACATACCCCCACCCACAAACTGAACAGTGTTTGAAGTAATATTACTTCGTGCTACAGCTGTATTAAGTGTCACACCACCTATTAGGGCATTTGCGGATTCCCCCGATTCTGTAATTTCCTTTGTATTTCGGTCGTACATTAGAAGTACAATCTCGGGAGCTTGATAATTACTCCTGTTCCTGATAGGTGACAAATAGACAGAGTTACTATATGGTGTTGGAACTAAAACATTACTCGCGTTGAAAACAATGGTATTTTCCTCCTGATCCATAGAATCCGGGACATGCTTACCAAACCTAATCTTCGTAGATCTCTCCACTGTCGGCAAGTTCTTGACCATTTAATATAGGGTGGTAAATTAATTTGCATAGAGGAGACCTGCCATCCCATTTTGTATACGAAGGATATTGTAGCTGACTGCATAAATTGGGTCATTTATAGGCATACTTTCACTCATGATTTTGGCTGATTCAATTCTACTGAAGTTTAGGGACCCGGTAGGTTGTAAAGAACTTGTCATAAGACAGAAGCAATATAGGAAAAAATCAGGGGATGTCACATTGTTTGTATGATAGTAGCTCATAATATCAATGAAGTGGGGTTTACCCCATTTATAATTGGTTAATTCAACTCCATTTATGCTTAATTTAATTTTATTTGTTGGTGAAGTGAGAGCGCCATCAATACTCGTATCGGATGATGCGAGATACTTAACCGGATGATTGAATATAAGATCCTGTGTAGTTTCACCACCTGGTATATTTTTCTGTACTTGTGTGATTAGAAGATCATGTGTTCTCGTAGCCATGTTACCCCTCTCTTCGTTGTCTAAATAGTAGTAGTTTGCGTACATTTCAAAATTATAGTTGGCTGCCTGTTCACCCCAGTGAATTCTCAACTCAACGTTATGATAGTTCAAACCCACGAGGGGAAGTGCAGATTGAGGACCTTCACAAAAGAAGAAGCGAAGGGGGTAAAAGAAAGAACGTGCGCTCACACCTGGGTGTGTACCAAGTGCACTTCTAGAAACATTTTGAGCAAATGTATCTATGGCAATCTTTTCGGTAAAAATGGAATCTTGTGTATCAATGACAGACCCACCTATCAGGAGTTCAATTTTATCAATGAGAAGATCCCAACGAGAAGTATCTTGGGCTTGATTTGTATCATCAATTGTCATATAGATGTAGCCAAGCATATCACCAGACTTTTCAATCTGGACACTTGACATTGAATTATTTTTCACATCTCCGCGTATTGTCTGCTTCTCAACGGATTGTGAAAAATTAGAATGTCTTTTAAACGTGGAATTAAAAAACGATATCTCTGGGTTACCCATGATGAACTCATCCTGAGCGCCGATAGCTACAAGTTGAACTATACCCGAAGACATGTTATTACTACTTTAAAGGGAGAAAATTACAAGTTTGGTTTTCTACACACAAATCTAAAAACTAAAAAATTAGTACCACCATCTGAAGAATTTTTGATGGTAGCACCAGTTTGATCTCTAATTGTTATATTGAGACGATCCACCCTTCTGATTGGATTTATATACTGGGTAACTATAGGGTAATTATCTGTAAAAGAGATGAGGGAGTTCTCACCAACATGGGCGCTATTAGTCGTCACGATACTCGCAAAAGAACCCCCAATCATACTCATATGAGATTGATCACTGAGAACATTAGAAGCTCTGTCGTTGAAGATGGTATCCAACTCCTCAATGGAAACATAACAATGCTCTGTGGAAACGTTCGAGTGAATGTGAGCCGCGAGAAGTTTAGCCTGAACAACATTCTTAAGGGGTTGCTGAAGGTGACAAGTAAAATTGTTGGCGCTGACTTGACCAATAGAATCAACTGTTATGACATGATACTCATGATCAAGATCTGGAATAGTCTGGGGGGAAGTAACCAAAGCCATTTATAATAGCTTAGATTAAAGATCCACCGATTCCATCCTCAATCTCATAGCCACCGGCTTGCTCAGACACGAGCTTTTGGGCACCACAGAGACCACCTGGAGTTAGACTCTTGGTGTAAGGGCTACCCTCACTCGTGTGACCGGGAACACACTCGATGCGATCTTCAAGATTAAAGATTGACTTATCGTTAATAGTCTTGATGACAATTGGTTTAGGCTGATACTTGCTGGTGTTTTTGAAATAACCGAGAAGAAATATCACGGTGATCAGGGTGAAAATACTGATGAGAGCATTACGATTGGCACGGTTAAGTTTCATTTATAATGTACATATATATTTTTTGAAGTGCGTTAAAGGTAATTTAATAGTTTCCTTATAAACAGTAGATGGACGAAGAAATTGTCATTGACCGTGGAACTACTAATGTGATGAAATTAGATGAAGATGAACAGGCTCTCATGGATGAGATTGAAATATCTACTGCTCGTCCTCAGCCTGTGCGACGCCCTGTAGGTAGCAGACCACCTCCACCCCAAATGCAACATCAAGAATCTATGGATGCCTTTGTGAATCCAAATAAACAATCAGCTCCCACCCAACCACAGATGGATGAGGAAATTGACTACGGTGAAGATGAACCAATGTTCTTTGATGACGCTGACGAGGGTCCTGGACCCAATAACGAGGCACCATCCAAGGGGTACAACTCAGTGGATGAAGAGAAAGCGGACCTCATTAATAAGTTGGGTCGGCTTGAAAAGAAGGGGTTTGCTGTCAATAAGAGATTGAATGCATACTCTAATGTTGACGAACTTCGTACAGAAGTAAAGAGAATTACATACAGTATTGATGTTGAACAATCTGTTCGGTTCTCCCGTCGTATGCTTGTGGCGTGTGTGACAGGATTAGAGTTTCTTAATAAACGCTACAACCCCTTTGAAATTCAACTTGAAGGTTGGTCTGAGTCTGTGATGGAGGGTGTGGATGACTACGATGGCGTCTTTGAAGAGCTTTACGTGAAGTACCGATCCAAGGTCAATGTCGCACCAGAAGTCAAGCTTATTATGATGTTGGGTGGTTCGGCGATGATGTTCCACCTCACGAACTCTATGTTCAAGACTGCCCTCCCCAACATGAACGATGTTCTCAAACAGAATCCAGACCTTGTGAAGAATATGATGTCTGCGGTTCAAAACACAACTCGCGCACCCTCTGGATCTGCTGATGCAGCACCAGTAGGTGGCACTGGTAACTACGAGATGCAGGGTCCTGGAATTGACATCTCCAGCCTCATGGGGGGTGTGATGATGCCCCCTCCACCACCAATGAATACAACTATTCAAACTCTTCAAGAAGAAAGAGACGACGACGATGTCTCTGATATTGTGTCTATTTCAGGCGATTCAACGGGTGGTGAAGTAAAAGAGGTATCTGTCGGTGGATCTAAGCCAAAGAGAACCCGCCGAAAGAAGAAAACGGAAATTAATCTCTAAGTAAAGTATAAATGATAGGTTACTGTCCCTTGGAGGAATTGGTACCTCCTGTGAGACATGAGCAGCCCGTCATCACAAAGAAGGACGAGGTTAAACCTGAGGTTGGCCTCGAAGAAAGTGAATGTAATTACGTCGTCATGGCTTTCATTGTCGGCGTTATTTTCTTAGCCGTCTCTGATTCCATCAGGACATAAATTATTTTAAATTTATTCTACCTTTGGGTTTTCCCCGAATGGTAAAATTAATATGAGAAAGATGATACAGTGGTTTGACCACCAAGACCGCTATCAAGTCTTGCTGGAATTGTTAGATTTCTGGTTATTTTTGTAACCCCCCCCCCACACGCGCTTGTTAATTCTACGAAGATGTCATATGAGTAAATACGTGCAGAAGCAATGTTAACGGGTGTAAGACTTATTCCCAATTGAGCAGTTGTAATTACAGGATCCCATGGGTAAGCGTTTGTGGCGTCACTAAACACTGTCATTGGTCCCTTTGCGATGTCCAATGTGGGTTGTGATCCATTACTTGTACCACCTTGTATATCAAGGATCATTGTATTTAAATCTGAAACCGTTGATCCATCCGTTCTCCGTAGTATAGCGGTTATCTTTGCGTAAAAGGCGCCCTCACTAAACATGATTTGTATATTTTTAGCATCACCGGCTCCGATGGAAAATGTTTTAGAATACGTTTTACGAGAAACTTCAGTAGCGCCTATAATACTACCCCCACCAACTTCAATATCTGTACTAGCCGCTGCACCACTCAATCCTACAGCAATGCGTGAGAAATCAATGTTTCCACCTACCGCCAAATCACCAGTTACTACAAGATTACTTGTTATATGTGTTGTAGGTCGTCCAATTTGTGATGGCTGAATGTATACATTACCGGTTGTATCCGCATAAATATTGGAACTTCCACCAGAGGTGGTAAACTCTATACTGGCATTTGAAGAAATACTTTCCACCCTCATAGTACCAGTTTGACCAAGAGCTGGATTTCTATGATCAACCACATGGAACTGACGAGCGGGTGATGGTGTTCCCACACCTACATTACTTGTGTTAACAATGTTAAGACAAGTTGTAATAGTGTTATTATTGGATACAGCTAGAGCGAGTCCCGTAGTTTTATTTTCAATATTACTGAATCCCCTGATTATACCACCTTCACCATTGTTGGTGTATAGGAGTACATTGGTTTGTTTATTGTTACCGATACTCTGGAGTTTCATGATATCCACATCACCAGGGGTTGTGTCGTACACAT